ACAGTTGCTTCAAAGTGTCGTGTTGTATTCTTCAGCTGCTTTTCAAAGTCGTTCAACTCGTTCAGCTGTTCTTCCCTTTTATCTCTCGCGGCTTCCTGCCTTCTGTATGCGCCACCTAGTCCGTAATAGCTTACTGTGTCGTGCATTTTTCTTTCGTACTCGTCACGTTCTTTGATCAGTTGTTTTCTTCTCTGGTCAATGACTTTTTGTATTCTGTCTTTCAGGTTCATTCCTCGCATCTTCTATCCCTCAATCCTCTGTGTCATGCTCTTGTCTTTCATTGCTGACATAGCCATCTGCATCCGCATCGCATCTTCGTCAGACATTTCAACATCATCTTGTGGTCTTATTATCATTTCTTCTTTGGTTGGGAAAATCTTGTGTTTCTGTACGAAGCACTTGAAGAAGAAGTCGTGTTCTTCTTTCCATGTTTCACAGTAAAATTCATATTCAATCCCGATCTGAATTGCCTGCACTTTTGTACACTGTACGCCCTGAATAGTTTTCTTCCCTTTTCCTGATCTGTAGTGATACATCTGGTTCAATCCGTCTTTTCCCATTACTTTGTATATTGTCTGTTTCAGCAAGCGCAGTTCAAAGTCGTTGTGATATTTCCATTCATGGTCTTCCAGCTTGTCATCTGACAGATCGCTTTCTTCAATGTTGTATTTTTTCATAAGCTGCTGCAATTTCTTCTGTGCGCCTTCTTTTTCGCCGCCCACTCCACGTTCCGCAAGTCTTTGCAGCTTCTTCATCAATTCGATTTTCTTTTCGTCAATCATCGTTCATTCTCCTTCACATACTGCTTTCGCAAAGTCCAAAATAATTTTTTCAGCATTCCCCCTTCTGGTCATGTATTATGCTGTGTCGTTTGTTTTCTCATTAAAAACATCCCTAAAACCTGTTGACCATCCATGTGTAATTCTGGCAGTACACACACGCCGCTATGTTTTCACAGTATTCATCCGACTGGCTTTCAGCTTGCCATCGTCAGGATGAAGGTTGCCGTCCTTCATCGACAGGGCTTGCACCCTGTTTCGGCTGTCAGTCTTCTGTGTCCCTTGTTGAATATCTTGAAACTTTCACAATCTTCTGTGTCGGTATGTCATCCATGTACATATACGCTTTGCAACCGAAGAAGGCTTCGTTGTGATCGTGTGCTTCCACAATCTTCCTTTCTTCCAGTTCGACTTCAAAGATCGTTCCTGTTTCATGTCCGCGGATCGCAACAAATCGCGCTGCTTCAAGTGGCTGTTTGCAGATATACACGCCGCCGTCCATTCCTTTTCGGATCACTCCGTCCTGCATGATCTTTTTTGCATTTTCATGTGTTGTTGCGTGGAAGTATCTGCTGCGCTTCCCTTTTTCCCACAAGTCATATTTGCTCATAATCTCCATGTACTTCATATCAATCTTTGACTGATCCTGCGCGCACTCGATCAGGTGCTTTCTTTCTGCTTCATCCGTAACCTTTGCCAGTTCTTCTTCTGTGAATAAATTCTGTTTTGTCATACTGCTGCACCGCCCTTCTTAATATCTGCTTGATGCATACCAGAACACACTTCGCATCGTACTTTTCAGGTCAAGTGTGTCTTCCAGTTCATATGTGATGTCGTTGTCCCATTCGTCATATACGCTGAATACTTCTTCAGCTTCGTCATATTCAATCCTGAAGCCTTCCTGTTTTTCGTCTTCCAGATATTCCCACCACAGCAACAAGCTATGCTGTTTTATCTCTCTTGCTTCCCACTGCCAGTTCTTGTCTTCCTTGCTGATCTCGCTGGCTACTTCTTCAATAAACTGAATGTTGTCTGTCTTTGTAAAATCAATCTTTCCTTTTGTGTTCATGTTGTACTTTCCTTTCATTTACTCCCCGACATTTCTGTCGGGGACATCCTATGCCCTTTTAGGCTGTTTTTACTGGTCTGTTTTCTCCTGCCGCCCACATCATCATCCCTTTGATGACCATTCTGTCGCTGTCAGACATCTGCTTCAGCAGCATAATAAATTCGCTGACATCTTCGGTCTGGCTGTTCAGGTTCTTTTTTTCGTTTGTAACTGCTGCCATGTTATTTCCTCCCTTCGTTCTGTGATGTTTATATGATTTCTTTTGTTGTCCTTTTCTTCTTCACTCCTTATAATTGAGATGTACCACCATTTCAAACAGGGAAGGAAGTGAAGAAGATGAAGTCTGCTATCTATGAAGATTTCAAGTCAAAGCTGATCCGTTCTTTTCAGGAAGCATATGGTGTTGATTCTCCTGAAGTTTCGGAATGCCGCCGCATCCTCGAAACGCCGACAGGCGAATTGATCGTGCGCGCCGCTTTGCTTGCAGCTTCTCAAAAATAACTATCTGAAGAATTGTTGTGGGGCTTCTTGCCCCTCAATAATTTCTTTCGCTTTCTGCTGCGTTGCTGTCGCAAGTTCGTCCAGTTTTCTTGCTATCTCGCTTGTGACTATTTCCTTGCATCTGATTTCTATTTCAACAACGCCGACATTTCCGTCTTCTTTTCCTGCAAAACAGAATTTTCTGTGTGTGCTGAAATTCTGTTCTTCCGATCTGATTTCCATTGTTTTCGCTCCCTTCTGTGGTCTGTCCTGTTGTCTATGTGAACAGTATAGACCACGAAGAAAACTTTGTCAACTCTTTTTTGTTTTCTTTGTGAACTTTTTTGTTGACCTTTTACTCTTTGCGTGCTATTCTATGGATAGAAAGTGAGGTGTTGACCATGACGCAAAGCGAACGCGTGAAAGAAATTCGTAAAACGCTTGACTTGACAATGGAAAAGTTTGGCGAAAAGTTGGGTGTTGGGAAGACTGCTATTTCAAATATAGAATCAGGCAATCGCAACCTGACTGAACAGATGTCGAAGGCGATCTGTCGTGAATACAATGTGAACTATGATTATTTGATGTATGGCGAAGGGGAAATGTTTGACAATCTGCCGCAGACAATCGTTGATGAATTGTGTGTGCAATATGACTTGAACGATTTTGACAAGGCACTTGTTGAAATGTATGTGTCTTTACCAGCTGGAAGCCGTGAAAGAATTAAAGAATATATGAAGCAGCTAGTCAAGAAGGTTGGCTGGGATAAAACTGAATAATAAAGGGGGATTTATAATGGGCTTATTTAATGGAGAATCTAAAGAAGAAAAGGCTGCAAGAAAACAGGCTGAAGCGCAAGCAAGACTTGATCAGAGGAATCTTGCCATGCTTCGCAAGTATGGTCTTGAAGAATTGCAGAATCCGACTGACATTGCTTCTATCAGAAATATTATGACCGAATTGTCTGGTACAGGATTGATGGAAATGGGGCTGACGTTTGGTGCTGGTTCTGATCGTGACATCTTGAAGAATCAAATGTTCTACCAGCGTGCAATGATTGAACAAAATTTCATAATTATCCGACAGCTGGATCGCATCACAAAATTATTATCTGATAAGCCAGAATGACAAAAAGGAAGCAGCGACCTGACCAGTCCTACTTCCTTTTACTTTATCCGTGTATGTATACATACTTTATGTATTTATATATGCGCTTCAGCTGTGCATCCGACAACTTATTCAGAAGCGTGTTGATTCTCTTTCGGATCATCGGCTTCCCTCCCTTCTCTTGTCGGGATTGTATCATGGAAATTATTGGAATGAAAGACCGCTTCCAGTTATTTCCATATATCAGGAAATAAGCGTCAGAAGCATTGTCGGCGCACAGTTTATCATTTATATTCAGAATCAAACAGATCAGTGATCTTGACATCAAGTGCAGCTGCTATCGCTTCAAGCTGGCGCAGTGTTGGCGATGTGATGCCGTTTTCAATCGTGTTCAGTGTTGACTTGCTGATTCCTGTCAGGGCTTCCAGCTGTTTCAAAGTCAAGTGTCTGTCTGTCCGTGCCTGCCACGTCAGGATTTTCATTGCGTCATCCTCCTAGTTTTGATTATGCATACGCTTCAGGCACTCTATTCAAATAAAAAAGGAAGCCGTGACCAGCGACTTCCCTTGTGAAACATTAAAACAAAATATATCGCGGAAGACCGCCCACGATGATATTATGTCCTTTTACATTCTATCATATTAAGCCTTCTTTCGCTACCAGAAAGAAGGTTTTTTATATGTCTTTTTTTACTCCAAACCCACAACTTTTCGGGCTTCGTGTAGTTAAATATATCAGATGCAGTCACGATGATCAGGTGCTTCATGGCGATACGCTTGAAGCGCAAGATCTGATTCTTGAAGATTTCATCAAAGTGAATCGGATGATACTTGTTGACACATTCATTGACGAAGCCCTGACAGCAAGAAAAAAGTTCAACAAACGAAAAGAGTTTGTCAGGCTTCTGGATGGTGTGAAGGCTCACGCTTTCGACCTGATCATATTTACCAAACTTGACCGATGGTTCAGGAATATCGGCGATTATCATAAAATTCAGGAAATACTTGAAGCTAATGGTGTACAGTGGAAGGCTGTCACAGAAAACTATGATACCACAACAACGAACGGAAGACTGCACATCAACATCCGTCTGTCTGTTGCACAGGATGAATGTGATCGTGATTCCGACCGAATCAAAGATGTGTTCGCTTATAAGCTGAAAAATAAAACCTATGTGTCAGGCAGCCTTCCGCGCGGTCTGAAGCTGGATGCAGAAAAGCATGTCATCATTGATCCCGAATGGAACTGTTTTGCACTTGATATGTTTGACCGCTTTGAAGCTACATGCAGCAAACGTGACACGCAGCTTTTTCTTCAGAACAAATACAACATTCGTGTCTGCTATGATACAGTTGCACGATACCTGAAGAATCCGCTTTTCAAAGGTCAGTATCGTGATGATCCTGACTTCTGTCCTGCGACAATCAGTCCCGAACGCTTTGAACGCATCCAGAAACTTGCGATCAGGAATGTTCGGATCAGGCACACGCAACAATTCTATATTTTTTCAGGTCTTCTGATCTGTTCGTCCTGCAATCATTATATGTGCGGTACTGTCACATACAGAAGGATGGCTGACGGCTCTGAAAAGATGTACAAGAATTATCGTTGCAATTTTAAGGCACAATCAAAGCTGTGTGATCGTGGCAAGACATATCGCGAAGCCGATCTTGAAGAATACATGCTTGCGCACATCCGTCCTGCTCTGTCTGATTATATCGCAAAGTATGAAGTGACTGCTGCCAGCACAGTTCAGAAGAATCCTGTCACTGAAATTGCAAAGATAGAACGCAAAATGAAGAAGCTGTATGATTTGTTTATGGATGACTTGATCGACAAGGAAGCGTATAGAAGTGAATATGACAAGTTCAAGGCACAGATCGAAGAACTTCAAAAGTGTTCGACTGCTGCCCCTATGCGAAGCCTTGACAGCGTGAAGAAGCTGTTGTCTGAAGACTGGGAATCTGTATATCGTACATTTTCGGATCAGGAAAAGAACACCTTCTGGAAGTCGTTTGTTGAATCAGTGCTGGTGTATGAGGACGGAAGCATGGACATTCGTTTTTTGTAGTCTTTGTCGTACTAACTATGCACCGCCTGTCGGTTCGTCCGCAAGGATGATAGCAGGTTTTGTAGCCAACGCACGGGCAATCGCTGCACGCTGCTGCTGACCTCCAGAGAGATTGTTCGGCATATTTTTCAGCTTTTTCTCCAAGCCGAGGGTATGGATAATTTCTTTTACAAAGTCTGTATCTGCCTTACCGCCGTCAATCTCAATGGGATAAACAATATTCTCGTAAACATTAAGGACGGGGAGCAGATTGTAATTCTGAAAAACAAAACCGATATTTCTGCGTCGGAAAATCGTCAGTTCTTCGTCTTTCATTTTTAAGAGCTGCTTTCCTCGGATTGTAACACTTCCAGAGGTAGGACGGTCTAAGCCGCCAATCATATTCAGTAAAGTTGACTTGCCGCTGCCCGAAGTACCAATAACAGCAACAAATTCGCCTTCTTCCACGGAAATAGATACACCGTCAAGAGCGTGAACTTCATTTTCTCCGCTTCCATATATCTTTCGTAAATCCTTTGTTTCAAGTATTGCCATAGCTAAAACCTCCAATTCGTTTTTGTACCTTTAGTATAGCGAACACTTCTTACAATCTCATTACAGTCCATACTAAAAATAAAAATCAATATTTCTAATAAATTATATATTTTTATCTTTCCCACATTTAACTCTTGCATCGTCAGGCTTTTCAGCATTTTTCGGGATAAGCCATATACGGTTAATATTCATAGCACCCTCAATACGGTTTCCTTTACAAAGTCGTTGCACCCATCTTAACGATACATTCCATTTTTCAGCGGCTTCCTGTGCCGTCATATATTCAAACATATCCGACCTCCCAAACATAATGAATATATTATAGCCGTTTGAGCGAACAATATCAAGTGTAGCAATATGAATTTTCTTTTCTTCTAACAAGAAGTATTATCTCTTGTTATAGGCAATGACACTTTCTTTAATAGGAAGTGAGATTTCTGTAAAATATAAGAGTAAGAAGATTAACGGACAGGTGGTGAGTAGATGGACGGCAGAGAAAACAAATTCGGTATTGATTTTGCACCGATAGGGCAGGCAATCAAAAAAGCCCGTATCGCACAAAATATGACAAGAGAGCAATTAGCAGGTATCATAGATTATTCCGTCCGCCATGTTCAGTCCATTGAAAATGAAGGGCAGTTTCCAAGCATACAGCTTTTTATATATCTTGTCCGTATGTTTCATATTTCGCTTGATGAGTTTATCTTTGCTTCGGAAAAAGCGGAAAAGACATCTCAACGCAGACAGCTTGACACAATACTTGACAAACTCAATGACAAAGAGCTTGCAATTATAGAAGCAACCGCAAACGGTCTATGTAAGGCAAAAGAGCCAGAGGAATAAACCTCTGGTCTTTCTTTCGCCATTTTTTAATAAGCAGGTGTTCCGTATCCATAAATGGAACTACTACCAACAGGAAAACTATGCTGTGCCACTACATCACCGTTAGGATGAGCTGTATCACTCGTATTTCCTTCCACAGTATAAACTATCCCATTTTCACATTTCTCCACAATTCCCACATGGTCTGTTTCTCCATCATTTTCCCAATCGTAAAAAATAATGTCACCTGCCTGCGGCTCATAGTTTCGGTCTTGCCATTGTCCATTGCCCTTAAACCAATTTGAGCCGTTCACACAGCCTGCAAATTTGGGTATGATTCCACTTTCCAGATAACCGCACTGGTCGGCACACCAAGATACAAAGCAGGCACACCATTCCACACGGCTATCGAAGCTGTACCACGACCAATAGGGCTGACCGCCCTCATTGCCGAGCTGCGTTAAGGCAACTTCTACAATGGCTTGATTGCCGCCCGTAAATGCCCGTCCGTATGGATAGTACCGCAGGACATGAGAAACATACTGCGTATCGCCGTAGCTGTCCCATCCTAAGCGTTCTGCCTGTGTGGCAGAAAACTCTACCGCATTGGCATAGGAATATCCTCCATAGTTGGTTTTCGCCCACGAGATATAGCCGTTGCCGAAATTGTAACCCTGCAAAGCAAGTTTGATACGCTCCATATCAATCGGGGTTTCCACCTCCGCATCACTTAAGCAGGCGGCTAAATTCTGGATACCTACATTGATGGAATACTCTGGGTCGGTAATGCCGTTTGGCGTATTCGGGTAACGGGTATTATATCCGCACTCGGAAGCCTGCATCGGGTCATTTCCACGCCCTCCAGATTCCTGCATCATCACCGCCTTAATCAGCTCCGTATATTCAGAAATACCGTGCTGCCTTGCATACTGCTGTATCAAAGGCTCATAGGCTTCCACCTCGGCACTGACTGGCGTATAGGAGTTGCTGTTGCCGCCACCGCCGAATAAGGATACCGCACAACCAAACAACACGATGATAAGGATAATCAAAACCGCAACCCAACCGCCTGCGATAATGGCAGAAATCAGAGCCTTTGTGCCTGCAATAATTGCCTTGACAGCGGCGATAGTCGCCCTGACCGCCGCCTTTGTTGCTTGGGCGGTAGCCTTTGCCGTTGCTTTCGCTGCCTGTGCCGCCTTTTGTGTCGCCTTAACAGAAGCCTGTGCGGTTTTCTGTGCCGCTTTTGCCGAAGCCTGCGTGGTCTTAATCGCCGCCTTTGAGGTGGAGTGGGCTGTTTTCACACCTTTTTCGGCTGACTTTACCGTACCTTTGGCGGCAGTTTTGACCGTTTTCCCTGTACTTTTGGCAGACTGTTTTATCGTCTTTTCCACCTGCCACTTCGTCTTTATGGTCTGGGCAGGAGTATCGGGAATAACGGCACGGTTAGCGGCACTTTGACGGACGGCAGAGCCACTTCGTACAGAAGCCGCCTGTGCCTGTTTCTGCTCGGCAGCTTTCATTGCCCGTTTGGTCTTAAAGTCCGCAATCTTATCCTTTGCCTTAATGACATTTTCCTTTGTGGTCTGCACACTTTTCTGACCCTGCTTATTGAATTGGTGGATGCCCTCGTCCTTGATACGGTCAGCCGCATAGGACACCTTATCGGAAGCATACTCGGCGGCAGAGCTTTCCTCAGAATAATAGCCCTGTTCCGCCTTATCCTTTGTCTTGGCATAGGCAGATTTCATACGCTCGCCTGCGATAGCCGCCTTGTCAATGGTCTTAATCGTACCCTTGACCGCATCTCTGGTCTTTATATTCGCCATACAAAACCTCCTTTCCCAGAAGTTTTGCGGTCATATCAAGATACCTTTTTTGCCACCACCACAAGCCTACCGTTCTGGGCGGAGTATTCACAGGTGGAAAGGGTAATCAGCCTGTCGCCGTATGCGGCACTTACACCCGTATCGTACAGGGCAAGCTCCTTACACTTGGCGATATAGGAATCAAAGGCTTCTTCATTTTCTGCATCCACAAAATCATAGTAGCGGAAGCCCTCCGAGCTGTACGCCACCGTCTTGAATACAGCCACGATTTCATATTCCGCCTGCTCGGTCAGCGTATCAAACTGAATGGTCTTGTGCTTTTCATAAAAGCTTTTTTCCTTGTAGTCCTCCAAAGCTCCGAACATCTTGCCGCCCTTGATGTGATGACCGTAAATCACAAGGTTGTCGCTCTCTGAAAGGTTGCAGTTCTCTTGGATATAGGGCGTTCCCAAATCACTGTATGCCTTTTCAAAGTTGTGCTTCAGATAGAAATTCGGATTGTTCGGTGTCTGCATCACAGGATAGTTGAGCTTCGTGCCGGCAATGGAAATCCAACCGACCATATCCTCATTTTGCAGATACAGCTCCCGATATTTCGCAAGGACATCTTCGCCCTCGCTGACAGGCGTATCCTCTGGGATTGCTTCTTCGGGAGCTTTCTCTACAAGCTCCGCCATCTGTTCAAAGGCTTCGGTCTGTTCCTCCACCTGTGCATAGTGGTGGTAAATCTGAAAGCCGCAAAAAGCCGCCGTACCCAACAGGGCAACAGCGGCAGCAATACAAATCTGTGTTATATATTTTTTCATAAGCTCATCCTTTCTCATCTTGAATGTTCCGTCTGCTGTTTCGGTGCAGGAAGCTCCCTGCAATACTCTGGATACCTTACCTTAATCCCCTCCATAAAGTAGGGAGCGAACTCACAGCAGAATAAGTCCTCTGGCGTGAAGCTCTTTTCCCGTCCTTCCTCTACATAGTTGTTCCAGAGGTTAAAGGCAAGGTGGCAGACCTTGACCGTGCCGCTTGTCTGCCAGCCGCCGTGCATACCCTCTGGCTCAATGCAGTCCATCTTAAAGTCAAACATCTGGTTGATGTTCGCCCTCGTTTCTGCGGCAATGCCCATCACATAGAAAAAGGCTCTGTGATAGCAGTCATTGACTCTGCTTTTGTTCATCATTTCCAGAAAGAAATCACGATGAGCCGCAGAGCGAAATCGGATATTAGACATTGAAAATCCTCCTTTCCTAAACCTCACCAAATTTGGTTGTCATCAGCCTGTAAAGCTCGGTGTTTCTTGGGAACTTGTTGACAAACGGCACAAGAGAGCTGCCGACTTTTAAAAGCCCCTGTCCTGCACCGACATTCGTGATATAGCTCATCTGAAGGTCGGAGATGTTAAGGAGTTTGGCAAGCTCAAGCCTGTCGGTGGACGCTTGGTTGAGCATAATGATAAACTCAGAGTTGGCAAGCATCGTCCTCGCCGTATGGCTCTGCAACAGGTCGTCTACATTCTGGGTGATACCCGTACAGTACGCACCGTATTTACGCACACGCTTCCAGAGGGTAAAGAGGAAGTT